TGCAATAGCATAAAGTTGATCGGAAGCAAGAAGATCTACTGTGTATGTTTGACCTGCTAAAAGAGCAAAACCATAAGATGATGTAGTAACTAAAGAAGATCCTAGATATACAGTAATTACTGGATCTAAATTTTGAACAGAAAGTGAAACTCTGCTTTCATATACAGCTTCATTTGCTGATGGAATACTTACTAATGTTGCTGTAGAAGCATTAAGAGCTACTACTTGGTGTGTTATTGCCATTTATTTCTCCTTGTTTTTCTTTATTTGTACTAATTATATCATTAATCTTGCGAGATTTCATTTTATTTGGATTTGCCACTACCTCTGCTGCTGGTAGTGTTCCATTTTTTCTAAATCGCATGGTTTCCCATAAAGCGTGTGGGAGCGTATGAATACCGTAATGTGTTCTGTGATGGTTTGTACACAAAACCTCTAGATTTCCTGGACTCTCTAACCATTGTTGAAATTCCCCGTCATCTTTAAAATTTAAACCAAAATAAGATTCTATCTTTTTAACATCAGCATTTGGTATTTGTGAGAATTCTACATGGGTATGATGCAATTCTGGTTCTCCACCACATAAATCGTCATTAATGACACATCTCCACATACCCGCATCTTTAATTTTCTTTTTAGCAGCGATAAAATACTTGTAATTTGGATCGTGCTCTCGTGGGTCATGTTCTGGAATATGTGCCAAAATATGTAAAGTCATATTTTGATCGTGTTCATCTGTCATAATAGTTTAATTATACATTGTTTGAGCGAATAGCGGGAATTGAACCCGCACATTAACCTTGGCAAGGTTACGCACTACCACTATGCAATATTCGCAAATAGGGGCTATATGTGAGTATTCCAGCACCGAATGACGCTGCCCTATCTCCCCGAACTCTTATACTCGGGTACATGTTTATGTGTAACTATATCCATACTAAGGTGTGTCACATATAGCCTTGCTCTCAGACCTGGACTCGAACCAAGATACTTGCCTCCAAAGGGCAATGTCCTACCATTAGACGATCTGAGAAAAGTTATTACCTCTTAGAAGTTTTTACCTTTTTTGCCTTTGTTATTTTTGTTGTAGAAGGAAATGAAAACGTATTTATAATGTTTTTAGGAATACCAGCTGAAAAATCAGGTAACAAGAACCCAGAAGGGGTTGGGGTTGGAGTATGCGTAACAGCAAAACCTGTTGGTTCAGTTGCAATCACATTTGAAGCTGTTGTAGCACTATTATCAGGAAGAACAACTGGAATTGATTGTGATGTCGTATTAATTGGAACAACATTGTTTTGAACAACTGGTGTAATCAAATTATTTACAACAGGAGTTACAATTTCAACTAAAGTTTGCTGAACAATTGTTGGTGAAATTGCTGGTGTTGGTTGCTGAACAATTGCTGGTGTTTCAACTGATACAGCAGGAACAGGCCTTCCATCAGCTGGAGGAATAATAAAAGTTGGTGAAACTGAAGATGAAGCAGGTGGCAAAGTATATCCGTATTGAGCTGCGTTTGCTGCTGCTCTTGCTGCTACTTCTGCGGGGCTATCTGCTAATGCCGATGAAGTTGAATAAAATAATGATAATACGACAATTGGAAAGATCAATTTCTTGAGCTTCATTGTTTATCCTTTGTTAGTAGTTGTTAGTATGATTTGCCAATTAGGCGATTTTCTTGAATTTTTTCCCGCTCATCAATTGTTTCATAAGCAAACTTTGATAAAGCAGATTCATTTTTAGCATAGTGATGACCGCAAAACATAAGTTCTCCCGTCACACCCTTTACAATAACCAAAGCAGAAGCACTGCATTGATCACATCTATCATTAAGAGTAAGAATATATTCTTTTTTATCTTCTAAAACTTCTTCTTTAGTCATTATCATAAGTATATCTCTTTCTCTAATTAGTTAATAATCGCTGCCCCAAGTGGACTCGAACCAATAACCTGCCGATTAACAGTCGGCTGCTCTGCCAATTGAGCTATGGGGCAATAGCGTTATTTTACATTACCAAATGGGTTTTTGTCAACCATCTTTAGTAAATCTTCTGGAGTATCAATCATGCGTCTTTGTGCTTCAAATTTACCAAGCTCAACCATTTCTTGAGCAATTGTAAACATCATGTCAACTAAACCAGCGGCGTAACGTTGGTCTTTAAGGTCAACACTTTCAATTTCTTTTCGCATGTTGATTGATGATTGTGTAAAATAATCACACAATGATGTTAAAGATATATAAATATCTTTTTCGTCTTCTATTGTTTTAATTGTTCCGTTTGCTATCATGTCTGTATTCTATCAAAGTATTCTAAAGCTGTCAATACGCATTCGCTCATCATCTTCATCTTCTTCAATATTCATAAACTCTCTTAAGTTAGCTGGAATAGACTTTCTTTCTGGCATCTTAATTGTATGCTTAAGTCTTTCATCAGACTCTTTTCTTAATTGCTCTAACTCGTTTGCAAAAACTCCATCATAAGAATAAATTTCTACTTCCCTATCAAGATCAGGGGGAGTTAAAGCAATAGCGTTATAAATAGACCCACATACTGCATCTGAAAGGTCTTTTGATCCTTTTCTAGGGTGATCTACTTTGTCTTTAACAATTCTTAATTGTAATAACTCATCAACAAGCAATTGAATTCTTGGCCCGTGTAATCTTTCTTCAGTTAAAGTAAGAGACATATCTTCATAATGTTTTTTGGCTACTGAAAGAATTTCTGTTTTAATCCCGTGTACACCGAGTTGTTGCATCATGTCGTGTGAGTTCCATCGGTCAAATGTAACAAGTTTAAGATTAAACCCACGTTCTCTGACGCTTGTAATGTAGTCTTTAACTTCTGTAAAATCAACAGATTTTGATGCGGTAGGTGTCCAATATCTTACTGCATCTACTACAACTCTAGGTGCTGCTTCCTTATATTGCTCACCAATTTTCATTGTTACCCAGCCTTCCACGTGAGCTAATGATACTGCACAGTGGTCATGTTTTTGTGCCAAGTCAACGTGCATAAAATATGTACGATCTGGGTTTGGCTTAAAATCATCATCAAATCTTCCATATGAATCTACATTTAATTTAGGATTACTAAATGCTTTTTCAATTACTGCACGATTTTTAAAGAATGCATCTGTTGCATCTGGAGGCATACATGCAAAACGAGATAATGCATCTGTTGGGTCTGTGTAAAAATCAATTGTAAAATCTTCAATTTTACGTGTTGGATTTACGTCCCAAGTAGGTCTTTTTAATGCAAATACTCTTGGTACTTTGTATGAAATAATATGATCTTCTTCCCACTCAATTTCAAATTCATTACCTTCAGTGCCGTCTGGCAGTTCTGGATCTACTTTAAATCTACTATGTCTAAGAACAACTTCTTTTTCAGCAACAACTTCATTATATCTTTGTTGAATATAATCGTTTTTAAATCTTGGGAATGAAAGTAAAATTACTTTACCAAAATCTGGAAAACGTGAGTTGACTGATGCACGATACATCTTGTAAATTGATGATGCAGTTTTAGCTTGATCATGCCCAGAGGTTGATTCAAGTTCAAAACCTGAGATCTCATCAAGAATAACTACAAGTACGTTATAACCTTCCCAAGCTTCTCTTTCTGAGTGGCCTGAGTGAACTGTTACACCTTTATCAAATTCAACCATATTGGCTTTAGCAACATATCTTCCTTGAAACCAAGGTGACTTTTCAATACGTTGGTTAAAACCTTTAAAGAAAACTCGATTAGCTTGAATAGCGTTAATAGCAATATTGATAATATCAATTGCATCCCCTGGAGGTTTTCCAAAATATGCTGCTGGATCTTGTAAGCATAAAAGAAGATATACCATGTAAGCACAAGCAATTGTAGAGGTATAATCTTTTCCAGAGCCTTTACCTAATTGCAAAATAACTTCATTACATGTTTGTTTAAATATCTTGTTACCCTCATCTTCTCCGTAGATTTTGATGAGTGTTTCTTTTTTATAAATTTGAGTTGATGCACGGATCATCGTGTATTGATTTTCTGATAAAGGTGGCAATCCAAGATACGCTTTATCTGTAACAAATTGTTCTAGTGTTACTGGAGTTTCTGAAAATTCATCCCCACTTAATGCATCTAAGAATACGTTAAAGTCACTCATTTACAATTACAGCCTCAACTTGGCCAGTAACTTGAGATAGCCTTCTTGATACTTCCCACTTACAATGATCACAATTTGCTGTAACTTCTTTAAGAATCCCGACCAAAACTTCTTGTTTACGCTCTGATTCTAAAAGTTGATCCGTCATATCATTATTTTCAAGAACGCCAGCTTTGTTAAGCATTTCAATACGCTTTGCTTCAATATCAGCAATTAGCTTTAAAGATTGTGCTTTAACATTAAGTGCATCTTGCATGTCTGCTTGCTCTACTGTACGCCAAGCTTCTTTGATAAGCATGCTGTAATGCTCATCTGCTCCCGCTAAAGCTTCTTTGGCTCTAGATTTAATTGCTGTATTGTCGTGCACTAAATCTTTCCAAGTATTAATATGTGCTTCAACCTGAACACGTGTTAAATCTAAACTACGTGCGATTTGGGCGGAAGTATTACCTTTTAGTAATTCTTCAACCACCTTGTTCATTTGATCAAATTTTCCTGCAACTTCTAATTCATTATCCATTGTCTGTTTTATAAAACCCTGATCCTTTAAATTGAATGCCTGCAGGAGAATAAACCCTAGTCATTTTATAGCCACAACTTGAACATGGGGGTACGTTTTCAGGTTCATTAAAGCCTCTGACTACATCTAGGCTTTCATCACATTCAATGCATGCATATTCATAAGTTGGCATACTTAATTATACCTCTTTA